TCAGTCTGATGTTGGCTGGCTATCGCCCGGTCAATGGGCAGCAGGCGCAAAAGGCACAATGCCCTTACCGGGTGGCGTACTAGCCGTAGAGGTATCGGTTGACAACGGGCGCTATTGCGCCGTCAGGGTCAACAAAACTGCTGCAAATGAGCTCTGTGCAACCGTTCAATTTATTGCTGACACTATGAGCCAAACGTGGCAACTGCTAGAAGAAGCCGCCAAAGACCCAAAGCTCATTATTGCGGTTACCCCAACCCTTGACGTTAACTGCCCGCTGCACCTTAAACGGCGGCGCGTTATATGGGGTTACCAAGAGGTCACGCGGTATACAGCTGCAGTAAGGCAAATGATAATAGAGGGCCGCATTGAGCATGACGGCTCAAAAATGCTGGCTGAACATATTGGGCGGGCAGTGGCAGCGCGTACCGCTGGCAGTATCGCATTGAGCTCACAGCGCTCTAACGGCCCCATAGAGCTTGCCCGCTGTCTAGTTGCAGCTGTAGGTTTTGCTATTGGTCAACGCTCAACAGCTAAACCAATGATAGTTACCACAGCCCCTAGACGTACTGCCTAAGATAGTTGGCATGGGTTTATTCAAAAAAGACGCAATAGCTGAACCTGCAATTAAAGGCGCTGCAGGCGCTGCCCGTTACCCATTTAGTCAAAACCTTATCGGTAACTTTGTTTACTACACACAAAACCTGCCGCGTGACGCGGCAATGCAAGTGCCCACTATTAGCCGGGCCCGCGATTTAATTTGCTCAATGGTTGGCTGTCTCACGTTTAAGCAATATACGCTTCAATGGAACGGCGAAGAGCTAGAAAGAATTTATATTCCGCCTGATACGTGGTTTCAGCAACCAGACCCCAACGTAACCCGCAACTTTATACTCAGCTGGACTACGGAAGATTTAATTATGCAGGGGCGGGCTTTCTGGGTGGTTACTGAGAGGCTGGGAAATGGCTTTCCCTCTAAATTTACGTGGATACCCGCCGGAGACGTAACGACACTTGACCAAAGTACCGGGCAATGGTTCGGGCCGTCAAAACAAATTTACTTTCAAGGCGTAGAACTTAACCCCAATGACGTAGTGCAATTTCTTAGCCCTATTCAGGGTTTGGTTTATACCGGGATTAAAGCTATAAATACTGCTAACCGCCTGCAAAATGCGGCTGAGCGTTTTGCCTCGCAAACGATACCAGCCGGATATTTGAAGCAAACGGGCGGCGAGCCTATGACCTCGCAAGAATTGGCTGATATGGCTGCAAGTTTTGCGGCTGCACGTGAAGAGCAAACCATAGCTGCATTAAATGAATTCGTTGAATACGTGCCTAACACTGCTAACCCTGATGACTTGCAGCTCACTGACGCCCGTACATTTCAAAGTTTAGAAATGGCGCGCCTTGCAAATATCCCGCCCTTTTTGGTTGGTGCCCCTACTGGTGGCGGCATGAATTATCAGAACAGCGCAGAAAGTAACAAACTGCTTTATTTGTACGGAAGTAAGCCGTATATTGAGTGCATTGAGCAAACGTTAAGCATGAATAACGTTTTGCCCAGAGGCCGATATATAGAGCTAGACGTGAGCACTTACCTTTATGAAAATGATTTGGCAGGTGGGGATAGTGATAACGCTGCTTCGCCGTCCTCACCTGCTACTACTATTGAGCGTGAAAGGGACTAACTACCATGCTTAAGTTTGAAGCCACCCCCATTGTTATTACTGCTGCTGAAGGTGAAGGCAAACGCGAGATTATGGGCCTTGCAGCCCCTTACAACGTGGTTGCAACCGTCAGCTCAGGGGAAAAAGTGAAGTTTTTGCCGGGGTCTTTACCCGTTGACGGCGCTAACCCCAAACTGGTTTTAAATCATGACCTAACGCAAATGGTAGGCGTAGTTACTGAGCGTACTGAAGATGAAAACGGCCTTTATTTTGTGGCAAAATTAAGCAAAACCGCCAAAGCTGATGAAGCCCTAGAGCTGGCTAAAGACGGCGCTTTAGACGCGGTAAGCGTAGGCGCTGAACCTATTACCGCCGCTTACGATGATGACGGCGTGCTAGTTGTTGAAAAAGCCCGCATGGTTGAGTTATCATTAGTTGCGTTAGGCGCATTTCAAGAAGCAAAAATAACTCAGGTAGCAGCGACTGAGCCAACAAAAAAGGATAAAAAACCCATGAGCGAAGTAACCCCAACTGCTGAAGTAACTGAAGCACCAGCCCCAGCGCCAACCGCGCCAATTTGGGCAGCTGAAAAGCGTGAGCGCGAATTTCCTATGCCTTCAGCGGGTGAGTACCTTGCCGCCTTCCATGCTGGCGGCGAACAGTGGGCCAACGTTAATGCGGCGTACAAGCAAAACGTAGAAAAAAAGGCAACCGCAATTCAGGCCGCGCAAAACCTTACTAGCGATACTTTGGGCTTGCTGCCTACGCCCGTTTTGGGTCCCGTTTTTCAGGATATTAACTATTTGCGCCCTTTTGTTAGCGCAGTAGGTGCCCGTGCAATGCCAAACGGACAGGGCAAGAGCTTTATTCGGCCCACCATTAGCCAGCACACAATTACTGACACACAAACGGAAGGCCAAGCTGCAGCTTCGCAGACCATGACCATTGCCGCAAATTCGGTGGTGAGGACTACCGTAGCCGGGCAAATTTTCATTTCCGCGCAGGATATGGATTTTACGGACCCGGCAGCAATGCAAGTTATTCTTCAGGATTTGGCAGGCCAGTACTTGCTAAAGACTGATGACATTGCAGTTGACGCTTGCGTAGCGGGCTCAACTAACTTGGGCCAGTGGGACGGCACCCCAGAGGACTTTATTCTTTTCATGTACGGTGCAGCCCGCGACATTTCAAGCGGTACTAACCTCTTCCCAACTCACTTGGTAATGGGCGTAGATACTTGGGCCAAAGTTGGCTCACTGGTTGACACTGACAAGCGCCCGGTATTCCCGGCTATTGGTGCACCAAACCTTTTGGGCACAAACACAATGGGCGCAGGAGACGTAACCAACTGGACCACCACAAACCCATTGGGCTTGCGTACTATCGTTGACAGCAACGTTGCCGCAAAAACAATGGTGGTATTCCACGCGCCAGCAATGGAAGTCTACGAAAACGTGCGCGGCATTATGAGCGTTGAGGACCCCAACCTTATTGGGCGTACCTTCAGCTACTACGGCTACCTTGCCACGTTTGTTGCGAAGGCTTCATTGCTGCAAAAAATTACTTGGGTCTGATTAGGCAGGGCCATAATAAATGGCAACCTACACAGTCACCCATAAACAGGTATTAGACAATTACGCAGTAATTGCTACCCTGCAACCCAACGAAATAACCGTAGGGCAAACCTTTACCGTTGCAGGTATGGGCGCGCCCTATGACGGCGCGCAGGTAGCTTACGCATTACCCCAATATTTGTTTACAGGTACCTCTACGCAAGGTGACCTTAACTATGACCCGGCAAAACTGATACCTAACCAACTGCTTTTCAAGGTAACGGCCTCAAACGTTGACCGCGTAGCAGCCACTGGCACAGTCACTTTTACTGAACTCAGTAGTTGCACGTGGATAACTATTAGTGACCTTGAGGATTATTTAGGGTTTACTATTGCTAACCCCAGCAGTGATTATGACTATGCCACTATTTGCGTAGGTGCAGCCAACGCTTACGCCTATCGCAAACGGCGTGAAGCTGGTTATTTTGATAGCTCACTTAGTACCGTACCCAGCCAAGACGTAAAGCTTGGCACCATGATTTATGCCGGGCAAACCTATAAAAGCCGCTCAAGTATTGACCAATTCGCTAGTTATGAGCAAATGACCACAGCCGCCCCGGTTGGGTCAAGCATGGGCGAAATTATGCGCCTACTTGGGGTAAACAGGCCAGCGGTTGCGTAATGGGCGTACTTTTAGAGGGCTATGACCAACTGGTAGATAAGCTGCAAACCATTACAGGGTTACGGGTATTTGATGACCCGCGCAACATAAACCCGCCTTGCGTACTGGTTGACGCGCCAACGTTTATTATGCAAAGCAACGTTATTGCAGAACTGCAATTTAACGTAAAACTCATTGGGTTAGGCCCCGGCAACTACACAGCCCTCAAAAACCTTTTAGACCAAGCAGATTTAATAAGGGCCGCCAAAATAGGCTTAAAAGACGGCAGGCCAACCGTAACCACAGTAGGGGCGCAAGATTTCAGCTCATATGACCTGACTATAAGCACTAAAATAGCGCCATGACCTTTACAGTGCTCAAACAGTGGCGGCAGGACGTGCCCGCAGGCGTAAAAATAGGCGTAGGGGATTTTGGGCTTAGTGAAAAAGATTTGGCATTTTTGGCGGTTGCCGGACTGGTAGAAATCAGCACACAGACCGCCAGCGAACCTGCTAAATTGAAAACTAAGAAACGGAAGGACTAAACCCTTATGGCAACTACCACTTATTTTGCAAACCCGGATACCGTAAAAATTGGTGCTAGCGCCGGGTCAACCGTTGACCTGAAAGACCAGTGTAAGAGCGTGGTTTATACGCGCAGCCGTGAAAGCCTTGACGCTTCCGCGTTTGGTTCTACCTCGCGTAGTTACGTAGGTGGTCTTTACAATAACCAAGTGACCGCAACGTTTTTGATGAGCTATGAAGCAACGGAAACCTACGCCACGCTAAACGCGCTGGTAGGTACTCAGGTTTATTTTGAAGTTGCGCCAGTTGCGGCAGCACCTTCAGCAACCGCGCCAGTGCTAAAGCTTGATGGGGCCTATTTTGAGGCATTTGACGTGGTTAATGCTGAACTGGGTACTTTGTCAGAGGTTCAGATTACGCTGACGGGTGGCACCTATTCAGAGCAAACCACGCCCTGATAACTAACTAGAAAAGAGAGCAGCGTGAAGCTAACAATAAAAGTAACCACCCTTTCAGCTGGCAAAAAGTATGAAGAGCTGGTTGAAACGTCGCTAGCAACAATTATTAAGTGGGAAAGGCATTACAAGCGCCGTGCAGGTGATTTGGCTGCCGGGTTTGCCGTAGAGGACCTTGCATATATGGCGTGGGTTACGTTGCAGGCTCAGGGCCTTAAAGAAAGTTTTGACGCTTGGGTAGAAAAGCTAGATGAGCTTGAGGTGGTTGAAAGTGAAGAAAGCCACCCTACGGGCGGGGCGGCTACCGCCGACAGTTAGCAGAACTGCTGTTGCTCACTGGTTGGGCACCCCCTTTTTACGCTGAAACGTTTGATACCCGCGATTTGGCTACCGTTATAAAGGTGAGTGAAGAGCGGAATAAACGCCAATGAGCTTTGAGGGCAGTATTGAAATCGTTGGGCTTAAAGAAACGTTGCGTGAGCTCAACCAATTAAACCCGCAAATGAGGCGGCAAGTTACTAAGGATTTTCAAAAGATTACGGCCCCGGTAGTTGCTGCAGCTAAACAAAACCTGCCTAGTAAACCACCTATGAGCGGTTGGGCTAAAGGCTGGAAAACGCCAAGCGGGTTTCAAATGTTGCCTAGTGGCGGTTGGTCAGGGTCAACGGCTGGCAAGTTTATTAAGAGCCAAGTGAGCGGTAAAAAACCGCGTGAATATGCCGGGCAAATGCAAAACGCGGCAGTTTTTCTAGTGAAATTTGCTGGCATGGTTAATACGGTTTTTAGTGTTTCGGGCCGTAAAAACAAGGGCAACAGCGAACAGGGCGCAAATATGATTAAGGTACTTGAATTTCGTTACGGTAAGCCGTCACGGGTTTTGTGGCCTGCATATGAGGCAAACAAAGCAGAGGTAGAAAAGCAGGTTATAGAGCTCACTAAGCGCGTCATGGCTGAAACGGGCAAGAGACTAAAATAACCGTATGGCTGTAGTTATCCCCATTGTCACAGAGTTTGTAGGCAAGGGCGTTGAAAAAGCCATTAAAGAATTTAAACAAATTGAAGGCGTTGCAGGTAAAGCCGCTTTTGCTTTCACAAAGGCCGTAGTACCCGGCGCTATAGCCGCAGCAGGCGCAGCCACAGCCCTTGCCGGCACCTTATTCAGTGCAGCCAAAGCAGCTGCTGAAGCAGAACGTGAAGATAAATTACTAGCTGACCAGCTCAAACGGACTACTGGCGCTACAGACCTAGCCATAGCCAGCACTCTTCAGTTTGTTGACGCGCTGGAAATGGAAACTACCGTTAGCGGCGGCGAACTATCGCAAGCACTAGCAACGTTAACCCGTGCAACTGGCAACGTTACCACTGCCCAAGAGCAGCTAAAACTTGCTACAGATATTGCGGTAGGGGCAAACCTAGACCTGCAAACCGTCAGTATTGCGCTTTCTAAAGCGTATAACGGCGAAGTAGGGGCCCTTAAAAAATTGGGTATTCCGATAGATGAAAACATAGTAAAAACCAAAGACTATGCAGCGGCTCAAAAAATACTCACTGAACAATTTTCGGGTGCCGCTGCCGGGGCCGCAGATACGTTTCAAGGTCAATTAGCAAAGCTCAGCATTGGCATAGACAAAATTAAAGAAGGTATTGGGCAAGCCATTTTGCCTGCTCTTACTAATTTTGTTGCTCAAATAAATGACCGGGTAATTCCGGCGTTGCGGGTTTTTGTTGACCAGCTGGGCGAAAAAGGTTTGCGTGGCGCGTTTGTGTCTATGGCTGCAGCGTTTCAAATTGCTGGTATTGACATTTTAGCGGTTATTGAAAAAATAAGTATTGGTTTTATTCAACTGGCTCAAGGTGTAGTAGACCTTGCAGCCCCGCTATTTGTCATTATTGACCTTTTTAGGGCTGTAGTTGCGCGTGGTGAAAAAATTGACAGCACACAAAAAAAGATAGATGACGCGCTACGTAATACGCAGACCCGGTTTGCATTGTTGCGTAGTGAAATTGCTGCTACGGCCTACCAAATGGCTTTATTCAGTCAGGCCGGAACAAATACGAATAAAAGCATTTTGGCTGCTGAACAGCGCCTAGAAAACTTTGGTAGCAAGGTAAAAGCCGTTAAGCCAGAGGTTGAAGAAACTGAAGAAACCGTTACCGGTTTGGGTGCCGGGTTTAATGCGGCTGCTGATAAAGCAAAGAAGCTGGCAGACCGTACTAAAGAAGCTGCTGAGGCCCTTAAAAAAGAAATGGCTGACGCGCTAGCAGGCGCTGAAGAAAACCTAGCTACGGCGCAGCGTAGTTTTGATGATTTCGCTACGTCAGTAGAAAAAGTTATTACGGATACCTTAGATTTTGCTGACGCATTTAAGGCAAGCGCTGAAGAAGGCGGCAGCAGTTTCTTTGATGAGCTGCAAAAACAGGCTGACAAAGCCAAAGAATTTGGCATTTTGACTGAAAAATTGTTAGCGGCAGGTATTAGCAAAGAGGCACTAGACCAAGTGCTAGCCGCTGGCGTAGATAGCGGTACCGAAATTGCTAAGCAACTGCTGAACGCTGCTGACGGCGTACTAAAGGCAAATAAGTTGGTGGAAGAAGTGCAAGCGATAGCTGACCGTATCGGCCTTGCAGCTGCTAACAGGTTTTATAAGGCTGGCGTGGATAACGGCGCAGCGTACTTGAAAGGCGTAGAAGAGGCTATAGCGGCGGCTAATGCGCGTATTGCGGGCGCTAAACGCCCGGCTGACATTAAAGGCGCGGGTGCTTTGTTTAGTGAAAGCGTTGCTACCGCAAGGGCTGCAAGCAACGTAACCAACGTAACTATTAACTCTCAGAGCCTTGACCCTAAACGGGCTGGTGATGTCATTGTGGACGCTTTGAAAGATTACAACAGGCGCAGCGGGCCGTTAGACGTGGCTATTGCCTAATGGCTACGGCAGTAGTTCAAAGCGGTAATTATCTATTTGAGGTAGATACCGGCTGGGACGTAAACAGTTTTACGTTAGATGACAGCCTTAAAGGAGTTTTAAATAATACTGAATATACGTTGGGCCCTAATACTCAGTTTGCTGACGTAACAGAGTTTGTTAAAAGCATTAGTTATAAACGCGGTAGGCAGCGAACAAATGACCAATTCGGCGCTGGCACTATGCAAGTGGTTTTAGATGATGAGCTTGCAGGTGGCGCTTTGTCACCTTATGACCCCGGCAGCCCGTATTATGACCCAGCTAATAACCAGCCGGGTATTGCGCCGCTACGCAAAGTGCAATTATCCCGTGAAGGTGAGTATTTGTTTAAGGGCGTTATAACTGATTTTACTTACGAATTTGATATAGGCGGAGATAACTTTGTTATTTTGAATTGCGCTGATGGTTTCTACCAATTAAGCCAAGCGTCATTAGATGAGCTAAACGTGGACCCTGAAACGTCCGGTGAGCGTATTGAAACTATTTTAGATTTGCCTGAAGTGAACCTTTTTTCTGGGGCTGAGCGCAACGTCAACATAGGCACAGTTAACTTGGGCCATGCCTCAGCTTTTACTATTCCGGCAGCTACTAACGCTTTGGCATATATTCAACAAATTAACCAAACCGCAGAATTTGGGCGCGTTTTCATGGCCCGTGACGGCGTTTTTACGTTTCAGCCGCGTGTAGGTAACACACTTTCAGCCCCGGTAATTACCTTCGCTGATAACGGTTCAGCAACCAAATACAATGACCTTGAAATAGCGTTTGACGCAACCGGGGTAGTAAACCGGGCAACCGTAACAGCCTTAGATAGCACTACCGCTACCGATAATGATTTGACCAGTCAAGCCACGTATTTTGTGCAGGCTACGGACATTACGAACAGCCTTTTGCACCAGCAGGGCGAAATTGACGCGGCAGCCGCCTATTTGCTGGTCGGTACCCCTGAACCGCGTTTTACGTCAATAGCCACCAATTTTGCTTTATTAACCACCCTTGAGCGTGATGACGCAGCCCAAGCCGATATAGGTACCACGCTGCAAATAAGCAAGCAAGTAACCGGGGTAGGCACTGTTACCGACGAGGTGGCTATTGAGGGCATTGAAGCCGTCATAGATTTTGCTACCGGGCACTCAGTCAGGTTTTATACCAGTGACGTAACCATTGTTCAGCTATTTGTGCTAGATAGCAGTTTGCTAGATGACATTTACGTTTTAGGGTAAGATAGGCATTATGACTACCCCGTTTCCGTTTACAGCTGGGCAAGTATTAACCGCAGCTCAGCTAAACGACATAACTAACCTGCCCATTAACGACCAAACCGCTAGTTACGTTTTGGTAGCAGGTGACGCAGGTAAGCGCGTCATTATGAATAATGCTGGCGCCACCACAATTACTATTAACGACAGCGTTTTCACTACTGGTGATACCATTTTTATTGCTAACAAAGGTGCAGGCACGTGCACCATTACCGCAGGCACCGCAACAGTTAATAGTTCAGGGTCTTTAGCTTTGGCGCAATATGGAGGCGGCACCCTTGTAGCTCTGTCGGCGTCAACTTTTACTTTTTTTCCTAGTGGCGGCATAGGTTACGGGGCCGCCACAGGTGGTTCTTCGTCAAGTATTACGGTAGGCGGTCAGTCGTACACTTTGTTAGATTTTCAAACTGACGCTAATTTGGTTGTGTCTAAATCCGGTTTGTTTGATTGTTTCGTGGTTGCGGGCGGGGCCGGGGGTATGACCGGACTTGGTGGAACGGATACCGGGGGGGGCGGGGGGGCTGGTGGAATTTTAGAAACCACTATTTATTTAGCGGCGGCTACCTATGCGGTTGACGTTGGCGCGGGCGGTGCCGCAAATACGCACGGTTTAGGTTCTTCCATTGGGTCAATAATTAGCACCGCTGGCGGTTCCGGCTTATTTGGTAGCCCCGGCACACCCGGCGGGTCTGGCGTTGGTGGGCGTGGCGGTATCGGCGGCGGCGCGCCCGGTGGTGGCGTTATCGCTACTACTGCGCAAGGCAACATAGGCGGAAACGGTTTCAGCAACGTAGCCGCCTGCGGCGGCGGGGGGGGAAAAACGGCGGCGGGTTCAAATGCGCCCAACTCAACAACCGGGGGGGCGGGGGGCCAAGGTTTAGCCGCCACAACGTTTACGGGTTCTACGGTCACCGACGTTATGGGTTCAGGCGGCGGCGGTCACGGTTCAACTACGGGCGGCGCGGGTGGCACGGGCGCGGGTAATGGTGCGTCCGGTACGGGCGCGGCTGGCAATGCAACACAAAACGGGTGCGGCGGTGGCGGCGGCTACGGTACGGGCGGCACGGGCTATGCGGGCCGCGTATTTGTGAGGTTTAAGTAAATGACGCAACAATTAACGTATTTTGCTCAAATAGATGAAAATAACGTGGTAATTGACGTGCACGTTGTTACTGCCGAATTTATGGCGGCGAATCCTGAGCGTTACCCGGGTACATGGATAGAAACATTTTACAATTCACCGGGCAAAACGTACGCTGGTATTGATTACGTTTGGGACGGTACAGATTTTCAACCGCCAATAACGGAAAATAACAATGAATAAAAACGCGCAATTACAGACCGCAGACCAAACTTTAAAAGGTGCAATTATTGCTTTAGGTAGTTACGTGGCTCATTCTCAGGGCGTGGACCCTCAAATTATCGCGTTAAGTATCCCAGTAGTTTCAGGTATATTGGCGTACCTTTCAACGCTGCTCGGCAATAAGCACACTGCCTGCCTTTTTGTTGCAAAAGACGATAAACCTAAATAATGCCCGCTGTTTATAAGGTACCTACTTACCCGGTAGTGACGGATAAATTGCCCGGTACTGAGCTTTGGGTCAAACTAGCCAACCGTTATTCAGGTGGCGCATTGTGGAATAATGGCACATTTGTTTTTAGGGATATCAGAGGCAAGCCGGGCAAAATTAGTAACCACGCAAGGGGCGTGGCAATGGATTTGAGCTACAGGTTTATTGAGCCCCGCAATTTGGGCGTTACTGACGGGCGCGCCAAAGCTATTACTTTTTTGCAAACCGTTTTAGATAATTGGGATACGTTAGGGGTACAGCTGGTTATTGACTATTGGCCTGCACCTTTTGGGCGTAGCTGGAATTGCAGCCGGGTAGGTATGGGCGTAGCCAAACCTCACGCAGCCGAAGCATGGGTAAAACCCAAAACCAAACTATTTAGCGGGGCCCCTCAAGGTGACTGGCTGCATATTGAAATAACGCTAGGTATGGCCTTGCACCCTCAAAACGTCAGGGCCGCATTTAGGCAAGTGTTCAAATCCACCACTGAATAGCACCCGCCCCTTATTATGGGCTTACAAGTTAAAAGGGGGTCGCAGCGTGACCAATGAAGAAAAGCCCAACCTTATTTTTTATGAGGTTTTGACGGGCAAACTTAATTCAGGTTATGAAATTATGGTGCAAATATTTAGGTACCCTGACGGGCGTATAAGCCTTGCCCAGTTTGCTTTTAAACCTAATTTGGGGGCTACGTGGGGACCACCTAACAGGCTTACCCATATGAGCACTACCCCAACGAAAGAAGAGGCCTAGCGTGGCTGCCTATTTTGCCAAGCTGCTAGCCGTAGGCATTGGCTTTGTAGGGGCCCTAGCAGCCGTTACAACGGCTCAAGCGCCCGCGACCCCCCTAGAGGTACCGCCAGCCGTTTACGCAAGCACTGAGAGCCTTATAACGCCTACTACAGCTGTTGTGGTAATTACTCCCTCTACCACAGCACCCCCAACCCTAGTTAGCAGCACTGAGACGTGCACGGGCTGGGTTGAAAAGGCGCGGCAGGTGGGGTGGCCTGAGCAAACCCTGCCCACTCTCGCGGTAATACTCCGCCGTGAGAGCGGCTGCCTACCTGCCGCGTTGGGTGACAAGGACAAAGGCGGGTCTTATGGGTTACTTCAAATTCATTGCCCTACGTGGGGGTTACCTAACCGCTATAACAAAATTGGTTGGTTGCAGGCGCGGGGCATTATTGAAACTTGCGAAGATTTGTTTGAACCTATAACCAATTTGGTTGCCGGGTTGCTTATCTGGCATGAAGCCAAAGGGTTTGGCGTTTGGTCAACGTATGACGGCTGACGTTTATTTAGCAGTGCCTTTGTTAATCATAATTTTTATCCTGTTTTCGGTGCAGCCGTGACCCCTGAAGAAACAGTTGAAACGTTAGAACAGCTTGCAGAGCGTTTAAATACGGCCTCTATTGCTTTTACTATGAGCCAAGCCGCTTACTATTTGGTCAAACAGCAGCGCATTATTGAAGAGCTCCGTGCAGAAATATCTACTTTGCAAACATTGGCTAATTATGAGTGATAGCACTTTCAATTATGAAGCAGCTTTTAAATTGGGGCACAATTACGCCCGGTACGTGGCTGAGTGTCTTATTGACGCAGGCGTAAAAGCAGAATTACCACCCCTTGAATTTGCTAAAAATGAAGCAGACCGTCAACGCTTTACGCAGCATGAAAAAGACGTTATAACTGCTGCTGGGGTACTTGAAATAAAAAGCTCTAGCCGCGTATTTGGCCCTAAACCGTTTGACTATCCCCACCCCAGCCTCATTGTTGACACAGTGCACGGTTACGCCAACAAAGCCCGTAAACCCGTTGCTTATTGCATAGTTTCGCAGGCAACTAACGCAATTTTGGTGGTGCCAGTATCTACGCAACCATTTTGGCGGGCTGAAGATATTTACGATAAACAGCGGCTGTTAACTGCTGAAATGCTTATTGCTGACAAACGGCATTTACGGTCATTCAGTGAGCTAGTTGCATGGATTAAAAGCAAAACAGCGTTACAGCCAGCAAGTATGGTAAAACCGTCAATTACAACGTGAAAGGCAAGCAGCGTGGCATTTAATTTAGGGGATTACGTAACCGTTAATGAGCGCCTAATTATGGCGTTAAAGGTGCACCCAAAACTACGTATTCAAGAGACCAGTGCAACGGTTGAGCAGTACGGTAACGCAACCGTGCTTATTTGCACAGTTACGGTTTGGCGTGATGAGACAGACCCGCTGCCAGTCATTGCGTCAGCTCAAGAAAGTTTGCCGGGCACTACCCCATTTACTAGGCAAAGTGAGCGTATGGTGGGATTTACGTCGGCTTTGGGCCGGGCGCTGGGCTATATGGGCTTTGGGATAGATAAAAGCATTGCCAGTGCTCATGAGGTGCAAGCCCGCCAACAGGCCGTACAGCCAGTTGATGACCCTTTCCCTACTACGCCTGAAGAAGAAAACCGTTTAGCTATGCGCCGCATTGTTGAAAAAGAAGCCAACAAAAAGAAGGCAGCAGCAGCTAACGGGCCTATTACTGACCCTCAAAAGAAAATGATAAAAATTCAGGCTAATAAAGCTGGTTTTGCTGATGACCAAAGCCTTTGGCTATTGTGTCAGGACGTTTTGAATAAAGAGGTTGCAAGCCTTGAGCAGTTAACAAAGTTTGAGGCAAGCAAGGTTATTGAAGAGCTGCTAAAACTGGCAGCAGATAAGCAGCGAGAAGTTACGGACCCGTTCTAAAACTTAAGTAGGCCAATAGCATTGGTGCTTCCCGGCAGCGTGACTGGGTGAAGGTGCAAATCCTCAACGCTTAACCAGCGTTAGTTAGCCCGTAAGAGAGGCGGGTAAAGACCATGCAAACAATACGGGTGCATGGCAAGTGTGAACCGTGCTTACTAACGGACGGGTGGGCCCGGCGAACCTCTGCCTAGACCCGACAAACAAACTGAAGTAACCTAAACAAAACAAAACAAACCATGAACAAAACCACAGCAGCGAAAACGTCACCACGCTCAACCACACTGACCGATAGCAAGGCGCGCCAGCGCCGCGCTAGGCCAAGCGAAGCGCGGCAGCGGTAGCCCCCATGCCAAACAAATACAACGCCAACAAACAAAAACAATACAAAAACGCCAACTACCAAAAACGGCGCAAAGAACTACTACGCGAAAACCCCCTCTGCCACTGGTGCAAACGCAGACCAGCAACAGAAGCAGACCACCTAATAGAAGTTGACGCAGGCGGCAGCGAAGGGCCCCTAGTACCAAGCTGCAAGCCCTGCAACGCAACACGCGGCGCAAACTACAAAGCAAAAAAAAATTCGCGCAACAAAAACCACCAAACCAAAACCCAACGCGAAAAAAAACTAAAACCTTTTTTTGAAACCCCCCCCACCCTCAC